GGATTTTATGTAACGGGTTCTCTTCCCCACTTCTCTCTAAAAATCCCCATTTTGTTTTTCCTTTTTCTGGTCCGTTAGTGATTTTTATTCCGTCGGTAATTTCATAGCGAATATCTTTTGTAAAACAGGTGTAATATCTTGTACCGCTGTGCTTATCTTTTATATATGTCCCAGCAAGAACAACTCTCTTGTCGTTGTAGGCGGTTGACCTTACAACAAATGTTGTTCTCGGGTCTAATACATTATATGTGAAATAGCTTTCCCCATCCTCGTATTCTGTATTCACATCAACGAGGACATATCCAATACCGCCTATTTCGACATATCTCGCAAGTTCCTGTTGTTTCTGCCTTGCGTTCTGCGATTCGTAGCAACTGTTTAATTCCGCTATAGCTTTTGTAAGGTTAGAATCCTCATTGTCGCCATTTTGAACTAGCGTTATAGGATTTCCCCACTTAAAACCTAAATTAAACTCTGTGACCTCGTTAGCCACATTATCACAACACTCACAGTCAATGTCTGGCCTGTAAGTCTTTGGATTCTTCCTAACTATTGGCTGTATTCCTGCGTCATAATCAAGAAGAAACTGTATTCTGTTGGAATTAATATCATGTTCCAAAATTGCTTCACGCAAAATTGGTATTATGTTGTCAGATGTTATTTCTTTTGCACCTGTATAAATAGCAATTCTTCCTGTTTGCATTATCTACACCTCTAATAAAATGTCATACCGCTTGAACTTCTGCTGTCCGGTATTTCTTTAATTTGAAAATTATCATCATCGTTAGGCACATACCATATCCATTTACGGCAATGCTTGCACGCTAACTTATGTGTTCGTGGGTCTTTGCTGTCTGCCTTAGTCAAAAACTTATGGCAATTCGGACACATAATTGACTTATCTTTATTCATATAAAAATTCATATCTCTACCTCATTGCATAACAAAAGCACCGCCGCAATTAAGCAACGGTGCTTCCGATAAGGATGTGTTTATGAAGAAACATCTTTGTGACTTCTTACAGATATACTATACCACACCGGCAATGTGACATTCTATGACATCTTTTACAGATATTCACTCCCATATTTATCTTCAAAGGCTTGTAGTGCTTTAGCGTGTATTCTGTGTACCTGTCTCCAGCACCAGCCTGTTTCATTTGCAATTTTTTCAAATGTAAACTTTCTGACATATCTTAGAAACAATACTGTGTAATAATCTTCGTTGTTTATCTGCTCTATCTGCTCTATTATTTTGTTCTTTACATCAATGTATTTATCTATAAGCTTATCAAGGCTTTCTTCCATTTGTTCAAGTCTGACATATCCGCAGCCTGTTTTGTCCGGATCCGATGATGACATGACTCTTTCTTCATTAACAATCGCTGAAATGCTATATGATAATTCTTTATACTGTGTTATTTCTATCAATTTATTATCAATTATCTTGTTGTAATAGTTTATCTGATTAAGATAATCCTTAGTTGTCATATAAACCCTCCTCTTATATCGGACTTGACATAATTACTGTCTTTTTTATTCTATTTCCTTTTGTCATTCTTAATGCAAAGTTTGAGAAAACATCTGGAACATCATCTAATTGTTTTTTGCCTGATACCGAATATTGCTTTAACAGTGACATCATCACTCCGTATGGCTCATTAGGCTTATAAAGTGATGCGTCTTTAAAAATAATATGTTGTAATATCCAGTTAGAACATTGGAATATCCTTGCTTCCTTATTCGTTTCGGTCGGTGTATCAGTAATATTACATATCCAGCCTACACTCTCAACTCTCTTATTAACTTCCATTGCCACTCTGTCGCCGCCGGCATTACGCTCAAATTCGCACTCTTGCACTTTATTATTTACAAGCACTCCTGCGGCATTTCTGTATTGTTCTTCGTAATCTGCTGTGTTATCGCATACGCAATCAATGCAGTAATAATCTTCTCCGTGTTTCTGTAATACAGGTAATACGAAATAGTCTGTTCCTTTTCCCTTAGTATCGCATTGTGCTGTGATAATCTCTGGTTCTCCGTGTGGCAGATTAAGGTATCTGCGGATTTTATCATCTGGGAATAGTAATCCCTCACGTTCAATAGGTTCCTGTTTGTATAAGCACCTGTAAGAGATTTCATCCATCAAAAGCTGTTGGTCAGCAAAAAACTCTTTTGTGAATCCGCTATACTCATAATCAAAATTACTCTCGCCTGTTACTGGATCAACATCTGGTACAGCAATAGTCTTAACTCTTTTATTCCCTGCGTACATATTCTGTATTCTTCCGATAACATCATGTACGCTCCAACGTGTAGCAATATGTATTTCTTTGCAGTTATGTCCGTCTGTATCTTGGATTTTTCTTTGCCTAGCGTCTACCGCATATTTATCCCACAGCTTATCAAGTACCATAGGGTTAAGTGCTTCTTCAATGCCACCTATCATATCATCTACAAGCAAAAATTTACTTGCACGAACCTTACCAGCATTTTTACTGCCGACAGATGTACATTGTACGCTTGGAAATGGCTTATATTTGCCTATGTTGAACTGTTCTAACTTTGCGTTAGTGCTTGTAACTGTAAGGTTAGGAAAAATTTCGTTCCACGCATATTCATCAGCATTTGTAACAATATCGTATACACCATCGTAGTACATTCGTGTAATATCGCCAGAATGGGAATAGAAAAGGCAAAAATCATTAGGAAACCAGCCAGCTACTAAAGCGTTAAACATCTTTTCGATAGTTGTCTTTCCCGCTCCAGGTATTAATGATACGCACAATATATCGTATTTATCATCAATCATACCCTGCAAGGCTTCTATTAGCCCCATTCTTAAGAATTGTTTGCGGCGTGGCATATAGAAGCGCTCTTTAGGTTCTCTTTTCTTTTCAAGATACATAAATGCACTATCTACTATTTTGCTTTGGGCTTCAAGCAGTAACACATCATAGTATTTATCAAGCAAATCAAAGGAACTTTTATTGTTAAAGACAAACTTCTCTATCTCCCACATAGATAGCCCTATATCCCGCATACAAGCCTTTTCTATGAGTTCTTTTGCCCTAGCCGTACATTTTAACATTGTGTCAATTTCACTCTCATTCTTGGCAAGCTGGCACACGTTGTAGTAGGTTTCTATGATGTTTTCATCTATTCCATTTTGGGATATGTATTTTTCGCAATCATCTATCAGTTGATTTAATTCAGAATTCAAGAAAAGCACCTCCACTTAAAAGCAAAGGCGCTTATAGACCTCTGCCTATAATTGTTTTAGGGTAGTGCCGCAAACCTCTTATGCGGCGGTAATATATTATTTATTTAATATCAATATCTGGTACTAATCTTTCAGGGTAAAACGTCAATTCATAATGGTACTTATCTGTCCCGACTGGTTCTGTTTGTTCCATAACATAACAAGTCCAATCGTTAAGATATATATAATCTTTATAATATGTGTTCTCGCCTGTTTTGATAGTAACTACAAGCTCATTAGTACTGTTGTTGCTAAGGCTCATATACCCCTCTGCCTGCAACATAATTGTATCTGTTCTTGCATTTGTAACTGTAATTTTTCGATAGAGATTAAACTCATCTCCATCTTTTGACAGATTGTGGTTTACGACATCTGCCGTTCTACAACCAACCATTCCAAGTGCAATGCAGATTATCATTCCTAATGTCAAAAATTTCTTTTTCATAATTTCTATTCCTTTCTATGTTTTATCAGCCTTTAACTCTCTAAGGTCAGCGGCTACAATCAATTTGTAGTCGGTAATTGTTTATTTTAATTTCTTAACTTCCAGACAAGTACGTTTTCCATCCTTTTCAATTCTCCATCTGGTACTCCAATGTTCAATGTGGCAGTTTTTATCTTCATTAAGTGGGACTCTATTGACAATAGCACTTGCAATAGTGCTTGGTGGAATGTCTAAATCATCTACAATCAATGTTTTCATTCCTCATAAACCTCTCAAAATCTCTCCTGCACTTAAAGCATAAATCATACTTGTGGCTATGTAATCTAAATGTATGAATATTTTCAACTTCTGCCCCTATATCACCATCTTCAAATGTTGGTTCTAAACTTGAATATCGTGTAATCCAAGTGAATTTTATCTCGTTTCTTGGTTTTATCTTTATCTCTTTTCCGCACCTGTCGCAAGTGTGCCATTCTTTTTGATGTTTCATTCTTCCACCAACTTTCTACTGCAGATAGGGCAATAATTGATATCCATAACTTCCCAAAAATCAAAATAACTGTTAAACACACCAATCTGATACGTGTTATCTTCCGCTTGCATAATCCCATCTGATAAGTTTCTGTTCGGAACTAAGCTATAATCATCAATATTCCATTTTGTAGGATTTTCGCAAAATTCACACATATCACTTCTTCCCCCATAAATTATCTGGTAATTCCTCGCCGCCATAAATCTTGTTAGCGTATTTCTTAAATGTCGGTACGCTACAACCTGCTACTTTTGCTGCTTTTACCTGTGAAACCTGCCCCGATATGTACAGGTTAATTGCTTCATAAAACTTATCTTTGTTTAGTGGGTGTACGCCCATAGCCATAATAATCACTCCTATCTATATTTGTTATAGATTGTTAATGCCATTAGTAATTCCCCAAATGCAAAAACTAATAAGCCTGCCAAACCAGCCATATTATTTATTAAGTAAATCAATGTGAGATTTATTGTTGTTAGTATTGCTTCCACTATTTCCTTTTTCATAAACATCACTCCTTTACATTTCTATAAATCTATTTGCCAGCTTGCCAAGATATTCAGCATTGGCAAAATGTGTTATTGAGTAGTTAGTGCTTTCTCTATGTTCTCTGATGAAATGGTCGTTAATCATTCTCTGTAAAACTGTAAATCCGTTATCGTCTGTTTCGTATATAGTGTCAGCGTCGAAATGTCCGTGTTCTGTATCTGTGATAGTTGATAGCACAAAACATACATTCTTTAATGTTTTATCTGTAAGTATTGGGTGTACTTTATGGAAATAGATTTCATATAACTGCATATACATCTTAAATCCGTCTTTAACGCAATCACATATAGCTGAATTATCTATGTCGTTGTCACAGATGTTATTGAACCTATCAATCATATCTTTTTCTTTAAGCAACATTTCATCTCTTGTGGCAGCTCTTGCCGTCGGTTTCTCTGAAAACGATGTATGTACCTCTCCATCAATGTTAATTGATGTATTATCCTTATTAGTAATTTCTGAATTATAATCTCTGTTTAAGTAATCTATGTTAGTATTATCTGGTATTGCTTCGTCACTGACTTGTGTTTGATTTTCCATTGACTCATTATTGATTACGCACTCGTGCGTAATGGTTTTTTCATTTTCTGGAATTTCAATTTTATAATCGCTTAATGGATAGCCATTCTTTTTAAGGTCTTTTGCAATATTTACAAGATTTACCCTATATTGCAATGTTCTATCCCACTTATATTTAGGGTTATTTCGTTTTGAGATATAACCCATATTCACCAAATCGCTAATATATCTTCTTATCTGGCTCGCAGATAAACCTAACATAACCTCATCAGCTAATTCTTCGGCGGTTTTATATATCCAACCATAAAAAAGCTCTCTTTCCTCTTCTCCATTGCTCTTTGCAATCTCATTTTCTTTCTTGATAAACTTATCGGCATCTGAAACTCTTTCAGACCAATAGATAAACTGATTAAGAATGATTGCTTTTCTATAATCGTTTGTTATTGATAATAAATCTTCTCTAATTACTGCTTTTTTAATTTTTATGTCTGTCATAAATTACCTCCTACGATAGATAACCCTACGATTTATATAAAAACAGTTGTCAGGAGTTCGTAGGTTACTCTTTTCGTGTTGCAATCACTAGGCAACTGATTTTACCAATATTATTCCGGCTTATTCATCTCAAAGAAATGCTTCTTACATCTTGAATCATCGCTATCAAAGCTACAATCTGGTTTAAATCGTTTTTGGCATTCATCACAAGACCAAGATGTTACACCTTCAAGCTCTGAAACAGCACCGCAAAGCTCGTACAATTCATCATCTGTGCAATTCAGCACATAATCCGCAAGTTCCATTCTTATTTTTCCGATTGAACGATGTTTAATCAACTTTGCCATTTTATTTACCTCCACGAATGATAATTTCCACGATTTTAGATATAACAACAAACAAGCAGTCGTGGTCTGCTTTTCGGTAGCTAGCCTAGTTTGTTGTAATCGGATAGACAGGACTTGAACCTGTGACTACTTGAATAAATCAAGCGTTACTCCCAACTGAACTACTATCCGTTATGCAGTTTCTTGTGTTGGAAAGTATTTATGGCACTTCATTACGCTATCTGCCATCCTGTTCGCAAATCAACCAACACAAGCATTTTAATTATTTCAGCAGGGAATACTGCAACGCCTGCTTATTCGGGAATGACCCGACCGCTTGATGTGGTGTGGATTTGAACCACACATGAGATTCCGTCAGTTAGTCTGCACCTACGAATAGGGATAAATGGATTTTTATTTTCTAACGGATTTATAGGTGTGATTGCTTGCAGCTATTTACCAGACTTGTTCTAGCAATCCTTGTCGCACACCTTTCTCTTAACCACCGGTTAGCGTTTACCCATTCCGCCACACATCAACTCACATACGGGTTGGTTTTAGGATAATACAGGTAACCAACAACTATATTTCCATTTCACTTATATGTGAGAACGCCGACAGCAGGAATCGAACCTACACAACATTTCTGTTGGATAGCTTAGCAAGCTACTGGAATACCATTATCCCATATCGGCAAGCGGTGGTTTTTTACTTGGTTATCACCACCCAAGGATTTTTTAGTCAGCCGCAAGCGGCTCAATCCAGTTCCCTACGCTAGGTTTATCTAGAATATTAACTAGCGTCTGCATTTCTCTAATAAACGCCCTCGGAGTGTACTGGCAATATCACCAATGGGGGAAGAGAGGAATTGAACCTCCAGTGTTTACCACTTGGGAACAGATTTACAGTCTGCCGCAACACCGCCAATCGTTGCCGCTTCTCCATATCGTTTTAAAAGACTAGCATTGTGAAAATGTTTCGATTAAGGTGGATAGTTGATACTGAAAAACAATGCTAGTCTTAATAGCAGTATAGGCTATGACACCTATAACAGGTCGTGGCAAAGCTTGGATGTCATTCTACCCGTGCAGTTGGGCTCAAAGAAAGTAGCTTCGCTCGCTGTCTATCCATACAGATAACTGCTGCGCTATAGGTATAACTTAATTTTATTTGCGTATTTATAATACGCAAAACCTCACGGACTATCTGACAGTCCTTAACAGCTCTCGCTATGAGGTGAAAGGAGGACTTAATGCTAGTAAACCAATAAGTCCTGTAAAGGCACAAGTGTAATTAAACACTTGAACTACCCCTGTGGGATTTGAACCCACGATACAGGAATCAAAATCCTGTGCCTTGACCACTTGGCTAAGGGGCAATATGCTATTCTTTTGTTTCAAAGAGTACTGCATTTTTATTTGCTGTTTCAAGCTCTGTGAAGTTATCCTTGCCTTTTACAACATTTGGATTGCCATTACAGGCATTACAAGGCTTTTCACAATATAACTTATGTCTATGTTTGCACTGGTAACAGTGCCTATCCTGATTACCCATTATTTATCACCTGCCTGTCTATGATTAGCTCTGTAAGAATCAAAGCCATTCGGATAACGTGCTATAAGCTTATCTATGTTTGTCTGCATTACATCATCAAGACCGAATCCGCAAGCTTCGCATATCATAGCAACGTACCACATTACATCTCCGCACTCTTTCTTGAGGTGTTCTAAGTCTATTCCCTTTTCGTGGAATATACCCTTTTTAACAAGGTCTGATACTTCTCCAGCTTCACCAGTTAAGCCTAAGACACCATTAAGAAGTCCTGCTATGTCATTTATGTTGCTACACTTAGCATTGCTTTCTGCTAAAGGACTAAGTGGAAGCTTACCAGTTAATTCAGTACTTAATCTATGATGAGCCATTTTATCGTTAGTACGCATAGCCAATTTTTGATATTCATTACCCTGCATTTATAACTCCTAACTCTTTTTTATTTTTTGAAATTTTTTTGGAATTTATTCAGCCGACTAGCTGATTCTCTGATGTGTTTATTGAATATCTTGTGATTAATTAATATGTGTCTATTATACACCTAATTAGCTTAAATGTATAGATGTTAATTGGATTATTTTTAATTAAATATATAAGTGATTTATTAGCATTAATTATATGATTAATAGTTAGGTATTATTTATATATAATTATATAATATGTGTATTATGTGGTGATAA